AACATCAGCGTAATCAAAGCAAAGCACTGCATAGGGCATTAAAAACTGGTGAACCCATACCTAACCCCACACCTACACCCACAATAACTCCCACACCCGTGCCCACTCAAACAAGACCGCCTTTGGAAGGCAACATTGCTTTTGTGTTGGGCAATGGTCTCAGTCGTAAAAATATACCATTGGATCATCTGCGTGAATGGGGCAGAATCTATGGTTGCAATGCACTGTACCGAGAGTTTACTCCGGACTTTTTGGTGGCCGTGGATGCCAAAATGGTCACAGAGATCTGCGAAAACAACTGGCAGCTCAAACATCCTGTGTGGACCAATCCCAACAAAAACATGGAAAAATACAAAGGTCTTAACTTTTTTAAACCCAGTCAAGGCTGGAGCAGCGGCCCCACAGCACTGTGGCTGGCCACGCATCATGAGCACCGAACGTTCTATATCTTGGGTTTTGACTATGTGGGCACAGAAGAAGGCAAGCTCAACAACCTCTATGGCAGCACACGCAATTACCGTAAAATCACAGATCCAGCCACCTATCATGGCAATTGGCTGCGTCAAACCGGCATTGTGATACAGAAAAACCCCAAAAATCAATACATTAGGGTGGTGTCAGATGATCGCAAAGGGTTTCAGGCTGAGGAATTTCAAAGACATCACAACTATTCCGAAATGATTGTGAGTGATTTTCGCAATGCGTTTTGCAGACCCCGACCTGTGCAAAATTAGTCAAAATCGACCTATATCTGCCCACTTTTGACTAAATTTGTTAAATAAAGGTGACAGCCTTATCAAAACAACTAACCATCAAGGAGACATAAAAATGTCAGACAACGCAAACAATAAGTTCGAGCAAATGCTTGAAAAACTTACCGCAGATGACAGAACCGGAGCTGAAGCCCTATTTCACGAAATAGTGGTTGAGAAGTCACGTTCGATCTACGAAAATTTATTAGAGACCGACCTTGCTGATATCGCAGTGGAAGAAACTTCAACTGAAGAAACCCCTGTAGAAGAAGCAAAAAAAGACAAAGAAATGAAAAAAGCAGACAAAGAAGATTCTAAAGAAAAAGAAGAAATGAAAAAAGAATCTACTGAAGAAGTTGCCGCTGAAACAACTCAAGAAGTTGCTCCAGTAGCAGTGGCTCCAGTGACTGCTGAAGTTGGCGGAGATGCCACAGACGACATGATCGCTGACATCGAAGACGACAAAGATGCTGAAGACAAAGGTGACGAAAAACCTATGGCTGCAGACATGGAAGACAAAATTGTTGATTTAGAAGATGCAGTGGAAGAACTAAAAGCTGAGTTTGAAAAATTAATGTCAAACGATGGCGACAAAGATGCTGAAGACAAAGGCGACAAAGATGAAGCCACAGCAACAGAAGTTCAAGTTCCAGCTGAAGAAGTTACACCTGAAGTAGTAGCAACTACAGCACCAATAGCAACAGCAATTAAATCTGAAGAACTTAGCGACAGAGAAAGAATGAGAGAATACGTGGACAAAGTGGCAGTGAAACACACTGACGGTTCGGACAACGCAAAATCTCCAACTCCTAAGCAAGCGAAAGCAATGGGCGGCAACGCAGTTGATTTCGTTGGTTCAGAAGAAAAAGGTAGACCAGCTCCAAAAGCGGAGTTGAATGACGCAGGCAACATTAATACGCCAGGCGCATCTATCAAGTTGGCAAAAGCCAAAGGACCAGAAACTGCTGACAAGTCAGACAATACAAAAAGTATATTGGCTAACAAGAAGTAAAGTTAAGGACTTATAAAATATAAGATGTTTACATTACGCGAAACATTGACATTCGACCAAGCAGGTTTGGTCGTGGAGTCTACAGAAGACAAAAACGGGGGCAAGAGCCTTTACATGAAAGGTATCTGCATTCAAGGAGGCGTCAAAAACGCCAATCAAAGAGTGTATCCTGTTAGTGAAATCAGTAGGGCTGTCAACACACTCAACGATCAGATCAAAGGTGGTTATTCAGTGTTGGGCGAAGTGGATCATCCAGAAGGACTTAATATCAATTTGGACCGTGTGAGTCACATGTTATCAAGCATGTGGATGGATGGCCCAAATGGTCATGGCAAACTAAAAATATTACCTACGCCTATGGGACTCTTGGTTAAAACTATGCTGGAAAGCGGAGTTAAACTGGGAGTTTCATCGCGTGGATCAGGCAACGTCAAAGAAGACGGGTCTGGACAAGTGAGTGATTTTGAAATCATCACTGTGGATATAGTGGCTCAACCGTCAGCTCCGGGAGCCTATCCTACACCAATTTATGAACATCTTTTGAACACAAAAGGTGGTTATAGAGCTTTAAACATCGCAAGGGACACACAGGCACAAGAATACTTAAAGGAACAACTGGTGAATATCATCAGTAAACTCCGTTAAACTAATTAGGAGAAAACATAATGTTAGATGCACTGAAATCGCTTTTTGAAAACAACGTTGTTTCCAAAGAGATCAGAGCCGAAATAGAAACAGCTTGGGCAGCCAAAGTGGAAGAAAACAAAGTGGCAGCCACAGCAGAACTACGCGAAGAGTTCGCCAAGAAATATGCACAAGACAAACAGCAAATGATTGACGCTGTGGACAAACTTGTTACAGAAAAATTGGCAACTGAGATTGCTGAGTTTGCAGATGATCGCAAACAATTGGCAGATCAGACAGCACAATACGCAGTGAATATGAAACAACATTCAGAGTCATTGAAAAATTTTGTGTTTGAAAGACTTGCAGCGGAAATTCAAGAACTACACGCAGATCAAAAAGTTGTGTCTGAAAATTTCAGCAGACTTGAAGAGTTTGTGGTAGAGGCTCTATCGAAAGAAATAGCAGAGTTTCATCAAGATAAACAAGACCTAGCAGAAACCAAAGTACGTCTGATCAGAGAAGCCAAAGAGCATTTTGCTAAAGTTCGCAAGACCTTTATCGAAAAAAGTTCTAAAGTGGTATCTGAAACAGTTAGCAAAGTTCTTACCAAAGAAATTGGCCAGCTGAAAGAAGACATTGATTCTGCTCGTAAAAATGACTTTGGACGCAGATTGTTTGAGACATTTTCAGAAGAGTATGCTTCGAGCTACTTGAATGAAAAATCTGAAACATCTAAACTTCTAAAAGTGGTCAAGATTAAAGACCAACAAATAGAAGATGCGAAAAAAGCTGCACAAGAGAACGCTAAATTGATTGAAGCCAAAGATGCCGAGATCAAATCAGCGAAAGATGCAGCAGAGAGATCAGCAGTTATTGGTGAGCTTACAGCTCCTCTTAACACTGAGCAAAAAGAAATAATGAAAAACTTACTGGAATCAGTTCAAACAGCAAAATTAAGATCGGCTTTTGACAAGTACATGCCATCAGTAATTAATGGCGGTGCTGCACCAGCGAAGAAACAGGCTTTAAAAGAAGGCACAGAAATAACAGGCGACAAAACACAAACTAACGTTAGACAGGTGTTTGACAGCAATATATTTGCTATCAGAAGACTTGCCGGTTTATAAACAAAAACAAATAGGAGACAAATAAAATGTCAGAACTAACAGAAGCACGCTGGTCAGAAACAAAAGCAGCATTGTTAGAAGGGCTAAAAGGTAACAGAAAATCTGTTATGGATGTGACTCTTGAAAATACTAGAAAGTATATCAATGAATCAGCATCAACTGGAGCTACTTCTGCAGGTAACGTTGCTACTCTAAACAGAGTAATTCTACCAGTAATAAGACGGGTTATGCCAACTGTTATCGCCAACGAATTAGTAGGCGTGCAGCCAATGACTGGCCCAGTGGGACAAATCCACACGTTAAGAGTAAGATATGCTGAAGCATCAAGCGGTACAACTACAACTACTGCTGGTGAAGAAGCTTTATCACCGTTCAAAATCGCAGAAGCATATTCTGGCGACAACTCATCTACTAAAGCAGGTACTACATCAGCTTTAGAAGGTACAGGTGGTAAAAAACTATCAATCCAAATCTTGAAGCAAACTGTAGAAGCAAAGAGCAGAAAATTGTCTGCTAACTGGACCTTCGAAGCAGCTCAAGATGCTCAAGCTCAACAAGGTATCGACATCGAAGCAGAAATCATGGCAGCATTAGCTCAAGAGATTACTGCAGAGATTGACCAGGAAATCATTGGTTCATTAAGCACGTTAGCTGGAACAGCTTTCTCAACTTATGACCAACAAGGTGTTTCTGGAACTGCAACTTTCGTCGGTGACGAACACGCAGCTCTTGCTATCTTGATCAACAGAGCAGCAAACGCGATTGCACAAAGAACAAGAAGAGGCGCTGGAAACTACGCTGTAGTATCTCCAACTGCTTTAACT